AACGTCGCGAGACATTGCCCGACAAATCTTGAGACATCGGTCTTTTTCGTTTCAAGAATTCTCTCAACGCTACGCAACGCCTAGTTTGGATTTTCATATGCGTGAAGCCCGGATGCAGGATACCAAAAATCGGCAAAATAGTTTGGTAACGCAAGACGCTGAACTGAAACGAAAGTGGGAGGAGATGCAGAGTGCTGCGGCTCTTTCTTCCCATCAAGCGTATACATGGGCCATTCAAAACGGAATTGCAAAAGAACAAGCCAGGGTCGTCTTGCCGGAAGGACTCACAAAAACGCGCATGTACATGAACGGCTCTCTTCGTTCGTGGATTCATTACATCCAAGCGCGTTCGGGCGAAGATACGCAGAAAGAACATCGCGAAGTGGCCATTGCATGTGCTCATGCGATTGAGCCGTTGTTTCCGATGATTGTAACTTTTCTAAAAATATAATCTGGGTCTATAGTAACATGGCGACAAAGCGATATAGAAAATATAGGAAAACTAGGAAAACTAGGAAAACTAGGAAAACTAGGAAAACTAGAAAAATGGGTGGAGCAGCTCCAGACCCAGAAGAGGATGGTAATCTTCCTCCGATTGGCGCTATTCCACCCCTTGACCGAGCAGATGCCGGCAGACCAGTAATGGGTCGGGGCGACCCTATCCGCATACAAATAGAACAAATCAAAGATAATGTTATTAACCGACTAAAAAATATTGGTCAATTTAATGGACTCGCAGAAAAAGAAGTAAGGGATTTAGTTGATAATACTTATACCGATATGGACAACCAAGGCCATGTTCGTTTTGTCAATGGCATGGTTCGTTTTGTCGATAACAATTTTCGTGTGGAGAATGGTGGAGGTGATTTAACAAATGCGTTAGTAACAAAAATAACTGGTTAACCATAATAATCTTACCTGAATTATTTTATCTTATACCTATAATGAAGACGCGTAAGAATAAAATTCCAGGAAACTGTTGTGAAACGACGTTCCATGGTCTAAATAAATGGTACAAAAGTATGTTTGAACAATTAGGATGGATGGTGTTAGCCAAAGAACGCGGTATGACAGACAAGGTAAAAGCCTATGCAAATTCCGTCTATCGTATTCACATGGCCATAGAACAGAAAATGAAAAAGACCGAAGACAAAGACCGAATGGAAGACCTTCGTATTATGAAAAAGAATGTTCAAATCCTTTTGGCTCATGTTCAAAAAGATTTTAAAATGTAAATTGATTTAGATACAACGTCATTGTATATTGTAGAATGAAGTGGCTCAATCTCAACTTTCCAAACCTACGGGTGGTTGACATGGAGTATACGGCAAAAAGATACGAATTTCCGCCAGAGGTGTGTGCATGGATAAAAGAGACCTGGACCAAGAAAAGCGATTTGAACGGAGGGACGTATGAAAAGCCTTCGGACCAGTTGAATGATACAGCGCTTCATGTGATGAAAACAGAAGGCCTTGACAAAGCAGCCAGTCACATGATGGAAATGTCAGGCATGGATTATGCACGCATGCGTATGGATTATGGATGATAAATGAGTCCTTGTTTCCACATAAAGTGATAATGATTCCCAGGTTGTACAATATTTTGCTCTTTTCTATATTCCGGATATATTTTCAATATTTTTTTTCTTTTCCACATAATGTATTTTGTATCTGAACTATAGATTAAATCTATATCTGAATTCTTTCCAAGGACTCTTCCAAGCAACCCGGGACCCGTTGGATAGAGCGGATTGTATCCAAATTCTCGGTTCTCCACATGTTTTATGATTTCTTCAATACATTTTTTGAGAACAGGATTTTTGGCTGGAGACACCATGAACCCATTGTACACTAAGACGCTACCCGGCTCTGCGTATTCTTTTCTATCTAACACATAATGGGGTTTGTCTAATAAAGTGACGAGTTTAAAATTATTATGACATTCGTATTTAATATCTAAATAAATGCCTCCACGAATATACAACACACAATATCTCCAAAGGTCTGCTTTGTATGCACCTGGTATGAGTGTGTCAAATGCATTCACAACGGTTGAATCAAAATGTTCCGCTATAAAATCACGACAATCATCGTCATCGTAAAGATGATGTTTAAACTCATGATTTTGTCTCTTGAGACGGGAAACACAAGCCTTCATATAAGGCGGTAAAATTTTGGTCTTCCAGGTTTGAAAGATATTGGCTGGAATTTCGGTCATCCCTTCTTTTTTTTTGACATTACAAAAGATTAAAATCAAAACGATTATCAAAAGTACAATAAGAATATTCCATAGAGACATATAATAAGATACGATAAAACCTCAAGGAGAAAAGATGAAACGCCATGACCATTCTGCATATCTTCCCGTATTATATCCGCTATAGATGTCATTCTTGTCACCGAGTCCTTCACCAGAAGTGTTATCTATAAGCCAATCGTAATATTTCTGGTAAAATACCTTTGGGTGTTTTAAGATTTGTTTCTTGGATACAATAAACTGAGCACAACACCGTCCACTTACGGGCAATGCATCATCGTATTTACAGATATGCGGTTCAAATACTTGAGTCCATAGTTCCTTTTCTGCTTCGTTGTGATAGGCTGATGATTTTTCAATCTTCATGTTATTAAATTCATAATAAGTACTTCCTTTTTTTTCATATTGGGATATCCATTTGTCTAGATTGTCTGTAATGTCTCCTTCATGATGCCATGAACCATTCTCGTCGTGAATAAAAATGAGATTCTCTGGTAAAGAGTCGTAATTTTGTAGAATATAATGGAGGTAACTTGTGGCTTCAGTCCCTACATTGGGTACATCTTTATTTTTTTCTATCACGATAGATGGAATAGATGTTTTGGTTAAAAAGTCGGTATTTTTATTGTACTTTGCACAGACAATTAGATAGTTTTGTTGTTCAAACGACTCTTTAAGATTTTTGGATACAAAAGAATAGAATAAGATACAAAATAAAAGAAGGACAGCAACGAATATCATATATTCTATAATTATATGATATTTCATGTAATCTTAGCTTGCATCTTGGTTTTTTGCCTTTTTTTTATGTCGCAATCTATGTCACAATCTATGTATGAACCCTTCCAAAATACACTCTCCTTAGAGGAATTTAATAAACACTTTGACGCAAGCTTGATTCCGTTACCTATGAATTTGTTTGCTCTAGGCGTAGAGGAAAATACTTATAAAACACATGGAAACAAAACCGAGAATGGTCAAAAGCTATTAACGTATTGGATGAATGAACTGCATCCCTCGTTAGGTAAACATAAATACTATATCCTGATGTGTCCTTTTGATGGCTACATGGAATATACCCAATTTAAGGAGGGGGAAATGACCGACATTGTACCCACAAGTTATCCAGTGAATAAATTTATAGAGGAAACCATTGATTCCGATAAATATCCCATCTTTCATGAAAAGAAAACGGTTTTCGCCATGTGTAAAAAAATAAACGACAAACATACCGTACTGCTTCCAGACATTCATTATATCCAACAAAAGGGATACGTAGACACTTTTGCAAAGATTGACAAAGCTCGCGTGTATTATCAAAACAAAGAACCCCTGTGTATTTGGAGAGGACAATTAGATAATGGAACGAATCATAATTTTTTGAATACAGAGGGAAAGGATGGTCTGAATCAACGTAAATACTTTAAAAAACTTTATGACGAGAAAAGTTTTCCAAAGGTTAATTTTGAAGAGAAAAAAACTTCTATGGAAGACCAATTGAAATACAAGTTTATTTTGGATATTGATGGCTTTAGTAATACTTGGGATGCGACGGTTTGGAAGCTCTATTCTGGTTCCGTTTTATTAAAAACAAAAACTAAATGGAAACAATGGTATTACGATGAACTCAAAGAATGGGAGCATTACGTTCCAATAGAAAATGATTTTTCGGATTTAAATGACAAAATAGAATGGTGTATTCATAACGAAGACAAATGCATCAAAATGACCGAAAAAGCTCACAAATTTGTGTTTCAACGTCTCAACTGGGACCGCGTGAAACAAGATATCCTTTCTTCCATTCAGGGAAAGATATAATAAATCATTTAAACCCCTGTCAACAATCTATCTATATGCAGTGTTTGTTGTTGCTATTCGCTTTCTCTGATGCATTTTTGTATCCAGCCTATGTACGACCACGTACGTGTCTCGGTTACAATGGAAACGAAAAGAACAAGAATCAGTTACGTGGAATAGATTACAAGATGGACCGATGTAAAAAACAGCTGATGCAGCTCTTTCAAGATAAAAAGGAACTGCTAAAAAACATGACGGACTTGGAGATTCAAATGACTCCGGAAGAATATTTTTCCAATTTTATAGATAAAAAAATTAAAAAAAACGAAAACGAATACGATTTTGAGGATGAGTTTGAAGACGACAATGATAACGAGAATGACAATGAATTGTCCGGATACACCATTCGGATTGAACCCATTCAGAAAGAAAAAAATGGAAATGGGGACGGAGATTCCAAAAGTGAAAATTTTGAAGTCTTTCGCGATACAGGCCTTTCTTTCAAGAGTGTAGGTGGCTATGAATTGATTAAAGATGAATTGTTGCAATGCGCCGACATGTTGGTCAATTATGAAAAATATACCAAATTCAATGTTCGTATTCCAAAGGGACTTATTTTGGAAGGTCCGCCTGGAAACGGCAAGACCTTGTTGGCCAAGTGTTTTAGCGGTGAAATCAACTGCGCGTTTATTCCTGTCTCGGGTGCTCAATTCCAAGAGAAATACGTGGGTGTGGGTGCCGCGCGTGTACGCGAACTTTTTGAACTTGCGACAAAGAATGTGCCCTGTATCATTTTTATTGATGAAATAGATGCCTTGTGCAGGAAGCGGTCCAACGAGGAAACGTCTAGGCAAGAACATGATTCTACGCTGAACGAGCTTTTAGTCAACATGGACGGATTCAAAAGCAAGCCTGGTATTTTTATTATTGGAGCCACCAATCGGGTAGATTTGTTGGACGCAGCCATGACCCGTCCCGGGCGTATTGACAAGAAAATTTACGTGGGCAATCCTGACACGGTTACCCGAAAAGAAATCCTACGGATTCATACCAAAGGCAAGCCCATGGACACGCGGATTTCTATGGACGATTTATTGCAAATGACCCAAGGCTATTCGGGTGCACAGATTGAGAATTTTTTGAATGAAGCCATGCTGTACGCTTTACGAGACAATCGCAAAGAAATGTCTCGTCTAGATTTGGAACAAATGGCGACCCGGACCCTTACCGGGTTTCAGGCCGTGGAATCCAAGGTGACTCCGGAGCAGTTATATCAAGTGGCGATTCATGAAATGGGACATGCGTTTACGGCCATACTCACTGGATACAAGAAGGTCATGAAAGTAAGTATTCATTTGTGGTCTCCTAAAAGTCTTGGTTTCACTCTGTTTGAAACCTCAGAAACGACTATGTTGACCAAAGAATCATTGATGTCGGAACTCATGGTCTTGTTAGGGGGACGCGTGGCGGAGGACCTCTTTTTTGGAGACAAAATCAGCACAGGGGCATCGCATGACATTGAACAAACCAAGAAACTGGCTGAACAAATGGTGGTAAATTGGGGGATGGGCGACCGAATCATTTATCCGTCGGGCTCCGAATTTTATCGCAAGATTTTGGAACAAGAAATGGACGGACTGATTCAACACGCCTATACCAAGACCAAATTGTTGTTGGGTGAGAAAACGCTCTTGATGCAAGAAATGGCGGAGAAATTGGTTGAGACACGGGAGCTCAAAGGCGACGAGTTGATGAAGCGATTATAGATGTATTGATACAATATTACGAATAGAATAAATGATAATATATTCTAACTATAATATGAAAGTGTTGTTCCTGTCTATCCTATTACTTTTTATAACCATTATTGTAGGATTGGTTACATCCTTCGTAGAACCCTTTGATACAGTTGTTTCTAAATTAGAAAACGATGCTGGATTTTTTTCCATGTTATTCTTTTTGTTGAATCATTATATTTATTGTAAAAAGACCCATACAAGTCTGAAAGTAGATACATCCAACTGGTTATTTACGTATAAACTTGGATGGAACGATTATTTTGAAGATATTGATTTATCTTACAATGAAGGTAACGAAATTCATTATGTCGGACATAAATCTATTATTGAAGAGTATCCTATCCTAGAGTACAAAAATTATATTCACGACTTTTATAAATATAACCAAAAAACAAAAAATGCAATTGATTCTATTAAATCCAATCTGAATCTCTTTAACAATTATGATTCTATTTTTATACGAAGAGGAGACAAACTTGGCGAAGAAAGTGTATTAATCACAGAAGAAAAATATGTAGACTTGTTGCTTCATCATAACCCTTTTTGTAGTTATATTTTTTTACAAACAGACGATTATAATTGTTATTTGAATATTAAAAAGTATGTTGAGACAAAACAGTTAGACATTCGCGTAGAAACTTTATGCGACAAAGATAGTGTTGGAGTTATCGTTCATAATAGACAAAGAGAAATCCTAAACAATGCATCTGTACATAATGAACACAACAAAGATTATCTTACCAGTATTAAAGATAAGTTAAATACAACAAAGGCAGTAGAAGATATGTCACCGGATGAGAAATATAAACATGTGATGGATATGATTATTGGTATTGATATTCTAATTCATTCAAATATTTGTATCACAGACTATCAATCCAATGTAGCCAGATTTATAAAATTGAAACATGTATCCCCTGAAAAAGTATATGACGTAAATAGTCCTGACAAAGATATAGATTATACGAAGAACATTTGTCCTGCGTTCAGTTTTTAAATCACATATAATAAAGATTGGACTTTATCCACGTCATAATACGATTCTACCTCATGATGCATAATATTATGTCCTCTTATAAAAATAGTATCACACTCTTTTGTGGTGCATGTTTTTCCGTCCAAGATATGTTCCGTGGATAAAAATTGCCCATGACCAAAAAATCCAGACATGAAAGAGTACGACCCCCCCGTAGAAATCACTGACTTGGCATAGAATAAATCGGCAAAGTCTTCCAAGTTGGAATTACACCGAACGTTTACATGGTATCCAATAGATTCTAAATATTCCGACATGTGTTTTGTATATAATGCGCAGGCTTCCTGTTCTTCCTTTTTAGATAAATGAGTAGAACAATTCATGAGCGTCACGGTTTTATCGGATGGATTTATTTTTTCCAGGGCTTCTTTTAAAAAAGGATATCGTTGTAAAAAATAAGATGGATGTTTGGCGAAAGGGACGTCTGCACATCTAAAATGGATGACTGTATGCAAGGGAGTTCTTTTTAATCCGGATTTTACTATCGCCTGGTCTAGAATAGAATGGACGGTTTGTTTTAGAATGTGAAGCATGTTCATTTTTGTATCTTCGGTACAATCCCATAAAGAAACATCTTGATACCCTAGTTTTTCCAAAGTGATACCTTTTTCTTTGAATTGGGTAGACAAGGATGCGTTGAAAGGAATATGGGATGGCAAATGTTTTAAGAATTGGCTTCCTGAGGTTTGATACGAAAAGTCCTTTTCTTCGCAAATACTTTTACTATAATGGTAAACATAAGCTGCTAGATAATTACCAATATTTTCAGGAATATTGTCAAATCCTTCATATAGAGTTGTCGTTTTCTGGTACAATACAATCGCTACAATAAAAAGAAAACAAAGAATAAGATACATTATATTATGGGGTTATTAAAGATTCAAGAACTTTATTTGTTTTTAATAACGAACGAATATAATGAATGAATATATGTGGATGTATCTTGCTATCTTAGTGATTCTATTTTTATCTTGTTTTAAAAAGATAGAAGGATTTGAAGAAAAGAAAGGGGTTCTCGTGTTGTATGGTGAATCCTTTCGTACGGGGAATCTAGGGTCTCGTGAACGTGATTGTGATGAATGTATAGAATCACAAAAACTAGCCTCAAAATCGCATACGGACTTTATACAGTATGTAAAAGAAAAGTACAATATTACGATGGACGTTTTAATCAATACATATGATACAAAATACGAAGACCAATTAAAAAGTTATTACAACTCGCCACAGTATTATTCACATAAAGAATTATTGGGATGGGATAAAATGTGTCAAACTGCAGTAGATAAAATAGACAAAACCAAATATGAGTTTATTTTATTGACTAGAGCTGACATTCTTATAAAGCCTGAATTTTATTCGGTGTTTAATCCATCTTGGGAAAAACTCTATTTCTTGTCTCCTGTAGAAAAAACGGCGGATGTCTGTGGATTTTCAAAAAATGAAACCGTCTATTATCCACAAATTAATCCTATCTTTATGTTTTTTCCATCCAAATATTTTTATACGTTACAACAGATAAATGCAGGACATCATGCTTGGAATCATTTTATGGAAATTCACAAGCTTACCGAAGAGGATATGGGTTTTATGGTAGATTATCAATTTAATACAAATTCATCCAAAATACAAAATTCGTATTATAAAATGATAGGAAGACCCGAAAGTAGTAGTATCATGGATAAGAATGATATGATTCAATATCCTTTGATAAAAACGACTACGCCGGTATGTTAAAAATATAAAATAACTATATGTTGGTTTATATTGCTATCGTAGGAATCCTATTGTTAATTTATGTCAAAAAAGTAGAAAAATATATAGAAGGATTTGAAGAAAAGAAAGGAATTCTTGTGTTGTATGGTGAATCCTTTCGTACGGGGAATCTAGGGTCTCGTGAACGTGATTGTGATGAATGTATTGAGACACAGAAACAATCTTCTAAATCTCATACTGACTTTATACAGTATGTAAAAGAAAAGTACAATATTACGATGGATGTTTTAATCAATACATATGATACAAAATACGAAGCTGAACTAAAAAGTTATTATAACTCGCCTCAGTATTATTCTAATAAAGAACTATTGGGTTGGGATAAAATTTGTCAATATGCACTTGATAAAATAGACAAAACCAAATATGAGTTTATTGTATTGACTAGACCGGACATTTTCATAAAACCAGATTTTCATACTCTTTTTAATCCAGAGTGGACAAAAATCTATTTTTTGTCGCTTACTGCATATGACCCTTTTTTACGTGGACTTTCAAATAACGAAAAGGGACTCTATTATCCAGATGTAAATCCGTTGATTATGTTTATTCCCAAACAGTATTTTTATACTTTACCGAATAGTAGTGCAGACCATCAAGCATGGGGTCATTATATGTATACCTATCAGCTTACAGAAAAAGATATGGGATTTATGATAGAGTATGAATTTGTACCGAATACATATGAAATGAGTAATCTATATTATAAAATGATTGGAAGACCTGAAAGTACGATTCCCATGGATAAAACTCAAAGAATAAACCAAAGTATCATTGGGACAAAACTACCCACTATATAATCTCTATATCAGGATTGGTATGTTTGATTTGTTGTATAATATTAGGTCTTTTTGGATGAAACACTAACATAGAGGTTTCTTTTCCATATGTTTTTAACTTGTCGTAAGGATAAATGACCAACTCGGTATTTGCAAAACGGTTGCCTTGTTTTTTTGGGTGTGCATCTATGACTCCTATGACATTCTCTTTATTCACAATAAGACTATACGTAATGAGAGAAAATCCACCACATGTGGCCAAAAAGGTATTCGGAGGAATCGTAATGGGAGTGGTTAAATAGTCGTAGGAATATTGATGTCTCGTAACACAAATAGACCTCTCTATAGGAACCACTTCATCGGTCCATACAAAATGATAAAACAAACACGGAAAACTATGATCAGCAGAATTATACTGGACTTTTCCGTTGACTTTATACTGAGAAAATCCAAAAAGGTATTCCAAGTCTTTTTCACTATACAGATAGGTATGCTGATTATTTACGTTCAACTGTCCATATTCTTCCATAGAAGGGACTGCAATAAATATGTTTTTTACCTTGTTTTTAGAACAGTTTTGGATAAACGCTTTAGGTGTATACAAATGTTCAAATACATGAGACAAGACAATCGTCTCGTCTGTAAAAGAATAGGTTTCACAATTACCTTCTATGTATTTTATGTTTTCTTTCCGGCTAGCATGTTTCAGGTTATAATCAAAAACCGTATAGTTTGGATAGTAATGAATCAAATGCTTCCCCAAACAAAAACTACTGCTCCCTATTTCCAGAATAGAATCGTATTTATCTGTATTTAAATGGCTCATGATAAATTGAACAAAGGATATGTTATGATGAATCCATAAATAGGATTGATTCAAGGGTTGAAAATAGTGTTCATCGTATAGGATTTCGGGGTCAGCCAAGGCCATGAGTTGTACGGAATAGCATTCTGGACAATATCCATATTCCATGGTCCAATCCCCCTTTGGAACAGAATCTCTACATTCATAAATAGGTTGGGTCAGTTTTTGAATAGACGTTAAACGCGCATTTTCGCACAAAACGCAATGAGTTCTTTGATTTTCCTTCATACATTCATTATACATTATAAGTTATTTAATTCATCTTATAAAGAAGAGGTAGTGTATATGAATTGTCCCTATTGTGCTGCAGACCCCGGATTACATTCTTTTCATATTTCTGAACAATATGAAAACCATGTATGTTATTTAACCACGGTACGCGAAGCACGAGACAAAAAGGTGTCTCAGATTGTAGAACACATTGAATTGTTTCTTTCTCAAAAACCTGCTCACATGACATGGGAATGGTCCATGGACTGCAAAGATTTCAAGATTGAATGGTATACTTTGGAACTGACCCTGGCTTTACAACGGTTGATTCAAAAATATCATAGTACTCTTTATCGGTTTCGTTTGTTTCATGTAAATGCTTTTATGCGAACTTTTTTAGAAATTTGTAAGCCGTTTTTGGATGCTAAAGTAAAGGGCGTTTTGGTGGTTGAAAAATAAAAAATAAATAATAAAAAGTGGATTAACGTCTACGTTTAGAACGATTCATATTCCGGTTGGACCGACCCGTTAGTTTACGCGAAACATATCCTAGGGTTTTACGAACCACGTTCGTTTTTCGCTGGTCTATCAGACTACGCAAAATGTTGGAGTATCTCTTTCCCTGCTTTTTAAAATTTCGGAAGGTTCTTGACTTAGGCATATACTATAGTTTGAGATAATTATTTTTCAGGGTTTTTATTCAGAAGGTATTGTATGAAGTATGCCTTGTTGGTAGGGATTGATTACAGCGGAACTGAAAACGCCTTAAAATCCCCTTCTCTAGATGTATCCAAAATACAAGATACTTTGGTCGGTTATGACATCACTCTCATCACCGACTTTACGGAACAAAAACCTACAAAGCAAACTATTCTAAATGCATTTCGCGAGCTGCTTCAACACGAAGGGACCACGCTTTTTTTCTATTACAGTGGTCATGGACTTCAAACACCAGAAGCCATCTTTTGTGCAGACGGCGAACTCCTTACCCATACGGAATTTAGAGACCAATTAGACCTGATGGATAAATCCTCCACGTTGATTGCGGTGTTGGATACATGTTATAGCGGAACTATGTTTGATTTGGCGTATGAATGGGAACCAAGGTCTATGGAGGGTAAAGATACACCCGGTCGTGTCTTTTTACTCAGTAGTTCCCAAGAGGATGAAGTCAGTTTTGAGTATTTGACAAGAACGGGACCGATTGGCGGTTTTACTCGTGCTTATTTAAATGCGGTGAAACAGCCACAAACGTGGCGTTCTTTGATAGAGTCCCTTACGAATCAATTGCCCGACCAAACCCCGGAGTTGACCACGGGACAAGATGAGAACTTGGACGAAAAATTTGAATTGGGTTTACGTTTATCTAAAGAATCTAAGTGAACAGACGGCGGTCAAAAACATCCATAGACATTCCGCGAATGTAGGACAGCACCGGACCGACAAGACTTGGTCCAATTGAGCCATTCGTACATAAATACCATTCTCCGATTGGTGAAAATATACAGACCTTGGGTTCGTATCCACCTCTGCCGAAATCTCTTCTTGTCTCGGCAGAGCATGCATGAGAATTAAGGTAGGCTTGGCCGTAGACAAGAACTCTTTGTTCACGCAATAGCTTTCATTCTGTACGGGAAAGACATAGAGAATGTCCGTATCTACCACTTCTGGAGCAGACAGTTCGGTCGCATAATGACAGACGATTTTGGGAAACAGTTCCAAATAGTTGACCAAGGTCTGGGTATGGCGACCGTATCCCAAGAATGTCAGATGAATCACTTTCCGGTCCAAAGAATCCAGTTCAATCCCACGATACAACAACTCTTTGTAAATGGTATAAACATCCGTGAGAGATTGCGTGGTCTGGCCGTGTACGCCTGCTTGAATGACTGGAATCCGAGAGACGGCCATGGCTCGCCGATGAGAATCCGAGTCGGGATGCTTTATTATTAGAGCATCGCCATAATGCTGTATCGTTTTTACCGTATCTTCAAATGATTCTTGTGAGGGTTCAATGGTCAACACGTTGCATCCAAGACGATACGACGCGGCTTGAAAAGAATGAAGTGACCGGACGGGTTCGTGAAAAAAATGGACTACGGTTTTATTTGGATATTGCCGGCGAGGATGCCGCATTTGGTCCACTTTGGTAAAAAAATCTAATACTTCTTGCTTGTTCATTTCATGAAGAAGCAAGAAATGTTTAAGTGATTTATTTTTTAAATTTTTAAGGTTATTTCTTCTCTCTGCTGCGGTTGCGCGGATTTCGTCCCATGTTTTGAGCTTTAGCGGCAGCGTTAGCGTTGCGGACAGTGCTTCTGCCTCGTGAGTTGTTTTGAGCGTTAGCGTTGCGGACAGTGCTTCTGCCTCGTGAGTTGTTTTGAGCGGTAGCGTTAGCGAAATGTTGGTCCCGTTCATGGTCACGTTTACGGCGTTCACGTTCACGTTCATAGATTGAAACCATTCCTTTTATTTCGGCACGTTCAAATTTTAGTTCTTCCTCGGTCATGTTATACTCTTGAATATAATACGCAATAATCCTAAAAAGAATATCCATAAAATCTATTTTTATCTCTCCAATAAATTTCATACGTGTAATCCGTTTTGGGTTTTTGTCATCTTTTACAGTATGTACTAGTAGGGCCAATTCCCAAAAAACAGTGTCTATGGAATAATATTTTTTTTTTTGATAATTATCATGTTTATGTTCATAAAATGTATTTGCGCGTATACCAATAGACAAGTCTACACATTCTCCATATTTTCTCTTATAAATATTACGTAAATCCTCTTTTTCATTCTCTTCCATTCCATTCATTTGAATACCCTGAAATAGTAAAAAACCTCCTTTCAATCTATTCAAACACATAGGGACCTCGTTTACTATACTGGATGTTTGACGGTATCCACGACAATTGCATTCTGGGGGTGGGTCATGTAATGGAAACCTAGCATCATGAGGTGTCAAAGAACAGAATTTAAAGTCAGGCCATGACTCATCAAACTGTGTATGAAACGGCATTAGAACCCGCGCACATTTATTAATATTATTAACTGCAGGATTGTATCTACACGACGAAATAACAATTTCTCTTATGATTCTAGCACTTAGTGCATGTAAACGAGATAGAACTTCTGTACCCAAAACCATAGTATTTACATGGTCAAACGGAGCCATAAAAATAAAATCTAAGTCACTTAAATTCTCGGTACAACTACGCATATTTATTCTAAAAAGAGGTATATTCATTTTCTCTTTTAACCAATCATAGAATTCTTTACAATTTTCTGGGCCCAACACACTTTCAAACATTCGTCGTATTTTACCAAGAATATCTATAAGAATATATCTGTCAGAATCAGGAGGAGGAACAGGAATGTCGCGTATAAACATATCGTATAAATAGCATAGAACCCCGGCAATCATCACTATCATGTTTCCTCCGCTATGGTAATAAATAAATTCTCTGTTATATGATATACCTGTACCCTCAAAATGTTCTTCCCAATGTTCTCTTAATTTATTATTAATAATAGTTGAACCACAATGCATAATAGACAATAAATTACGTAGATATCTATACTCCTCATCCAAGACGACTTCACCCATAATAGCATTATACATGTCTGCAGCTACTGATATATTTCCTGTAGTAAATAAAGACGTTATCATTTTATAAGAATAATTCTTTATCAAAGCAGTCATCATAGTAGAACCGTCAACGAAAACAAATTTTGTATCACCATTTTCCATCGGGACTGCATCAAATTGAGGCAATAAAGCAATTATTGCATTCTCAACATCTGATTCACTAAGTCTCTGATATCCAAAAAGTAATTTTTTTGCATTTTTTTGCCATTCCATGTATTTTTCTTTAAAATCTTTAAATTGTACATCTGGTAAAGCAGATAAATTTAGAATGGGACCATCAATAAATTCAGCATATCTCCCTAATACTTCACTTGCTAATATTTGGATAAGACGCATATAGTTAGAATGTACATCTGATATTTTCTCTTGTATAATATCAATTCTTTGACTTATCTTTAAAATACAACAAGGTGGTGGTGGTATTTCGGCAACTTGAGCAACTTGGACAACTCGGGCAACTCGGGCAACTTCGGCATCTTCGGGTAGAGAATCTGTATATTCATCTATATCTTCAGGAATAGAATGCTCTTGTGTATCATCATTTCCTAGAGGATTATTATAATACTCTACCGGGTTTTCTGGTCCCGGTAAAGGATTCAAGGAATTAGGGAGATATGGAAACAATAAATTTGATTGTTCAAGAATTAACTCTGAACTTCGTGAAGATTGTCTTTTAAGTACCGGAGGTCCAGGAGGAGGTCCATGTATATTTTCACCATTCATCCCTCCCCTTTTTCGTAGCCTCCTTTTCCTGGTTTTCAATTTCTTTCTTGTTTTCATTACTATAATCCAATATTTTAGAAGTTGAATTTCAAAGGTAAATTATTATAGTCTAAAATTATATGAGGTATGTTATTTCCGCTCATGGATGCTATCGTAAACATGAAAAAGTTCCTCTACATCAAGCCCGTTTAGAATTCCATGCTGCAGAAAACGAATACGTGGAATATTCCGATGCCTATCTCAAAACCTTCTGTAGTAAATCCATCAACAAAAGAAACAAGGCGTATAAACCCGTTAGAAAAGTAGACCATCGCTATTATGAAATGGAATTGGGTAGGAAGTCTGGAGATACCTTCAGCAGTTTTATTTATTGTTGTACGACCCGAGAAATGCTGTATGATTTTACTTATGGAGACTTGCTCTTGTCCGACGCGATAGAGATGATTCACATACATGCCCGTTTGAGAAATCATGACACGTGGGTTTATGTCTCCATGCTCACGTGTAATGACGTTTGTGGTTCTACGAATGAAGTAGGCGTGGTGTTACACCGTAAACATTCATTTACCGAAATGAACGTTCGCCCCCAAACCTATAACTGGAAAACGAGTCGCGCCGCGGCTCTAACCACCCGAAAAAGTAATATGATGACCGTTCCGAATAGTCAGCGTTCGCGGAGACATATTCTCAAAATTGGCAACAGCGTCAAACACAGAACCACTGGTGTCGTCACACGGATTGAATCCAAAGCACAGAAAAAAACCATCAAACAAGACCCCGAACAAGTTTATTTTCCAAATTTGAACTTAGGCGACCAGGTGATGTACGAATCAGACCTGTGGATGATTGTAGATATCCAAGGCAATGAATATAAAATACTCCATCCTATGACCTCCATGTTAAAAACAGTTGAGATACAAGACCTTGTCAAGGTAGAATTTACTTAATTACTTGATTAAATAATTAGATAGCTAAAAACGTTTCACGACACGTCAAGTCGTTGTTTTCTATGAGGGTCTCTAACGACTTGATGTTGCATTCCGCCTTTTGGTCCTTGGACAAGAACTGAACCATGTCCAGGACAATCTTGAGCTTGTCTTCGGTCCAGACCGAGTTCATTCGTTTGACGATTTCGGCCGTATACAAATCCGAGAGCGTATCCTTGTAGAACAAATGTTTGTTTTCCGTTTTCTGCAAGTACTGGTCTATGATACAGTAATAATAACTGAGACAAAGTCCGATGATGGAACAGTTAGAATAAGTTTCCATGACCCGTTTCAGACCTTCCAGTGCAAAGGTAAATAGAAGTTCGTATTTTTTACAATCCACCTTTAAAAAAGATTCACAGGCTTGATAAATCGGGTTGTACAGATACTGAATATCAATCTTGTTGGAATGATAGTAGACACGGGACAACGATTGAAAAAACCCTGGTTCTTGAAAATACATGCAATTCGTTTGTATGAGTATTTTGGTACCGATGGGTTTTTTGCTAAGAATCGCTAGTTTCACAATGACCGAAAACGGGTCCAAAATGTAATGTTTCATGTTGAACTTATCAGTCCACACTGCCATTATAAAAAGGATTTATTTTTATAATGATAGTCTAAATTCAATTTATTGTATATGTATAATGTATGTCAAATTGGGTAGGATTAATACATGTTATTTTTTCAGTTTTAATGAGTATTTATGTATTTATTTTTAAAAAAACTGTAGTGGATTATCTTTATTTAATTTTTATCTATTTTTTGCTGTTGCACTGGACCTTCCTGAATGGTGAATGCATCTTTAGCTATGTGATTAAAAAAATGAAAAATAAGGATTACATAGCAGGTAAAGATACAAAAAAGAATGAGATGGCCGAAGTATTTGCAGGTAAACTCTATTTAAAATATATATATAGGTTTATACTCAATGTAGTGTGGCCTATCACCCTTTATCTGATACTTGTAAGAAACAAATTTAACTCTTTTTATTCTGTGACCTTTGTTCTTTTATTTCTATTCTATAAATGCGGAGTTCACTATTCAAGAGACCATTATAAAAATATTCATTTTTTAATCATACAAGATATCACGAAGTATTCGTTAATTCTTTATGGGTTTTTCTTTATTCCCTTGCTATTTAAACGATTTAGGTTAAAACGTAATTGATTACTTTCATTATTTTATATAGATGAATATTAATGTTAACATACATTATTTGTTTTTTACATATACTTCTGATAGTATTTGCTGCCTTTTACGTTTTTATTTTTAAAAAAAGTTTATTTGATTATTTCTATTTATTTTGGATTTATGGTACTCTATTACATTGGACGTTCTTGAACGGCGAGTGTTTCATTACCTATTTCTATAAAAAGTTACAAAATAAAAACTATAAGGCCGGTGACAATTTGACGGACAATGAAGTCAAAACTTTATTTAATATTAATAATAATACCATGCTTATTTTAACGTGTATAAATAATGTATTTCTTATGCTAAATATTATTATTATATCCATAAGAAATCGTATTTCATATAGTGTTTACCTACCCTTTATTATTCTTTTTATCACTCTATTCTATGGGTCAAAGTTGTTTGAAAATCGTACGATAAACAAATCTTATTTCATATTTGTTGAATCAATCAAATACATACTGATTGCATTTGG